ATGGGCGCGGATCGGGAAGCGGCAGCTCACCCGACCGAAAACCTCCCGGTCAATGCCGCTTCCCTTTTTTTGAATGAATTCGATTTCGGCCTCGGCATCACCAGCCTTTCGGCGCTGGTCGATGAAGTCATGGGGCCACAAGTTTCCGGGCAAAATCGGCTGCTCACCGCGCGCGCGGGCGAGACCCAAAGTATCTCCTTGGAGCAGCCTACTGGCCCGGAATTTTGCATTATCGGTGTCCGCACCGACGAGGAAAGGGCCGTCGCTTTCCGACAACTCAAAGACGCGCTAGACGCTCTCGGTGATACCTGCCTGATGTGCGAATCCACCCAAAACGTCTCGAAGTGCACGGCGCCGGGATGCACGGAGCATTTCTGCCCGGCTTGCATGATCGAGCACAACAACGAGGAGTGAGCCATGACTACCACTGAATTGATTTCATCCCTGCGCCAACTTGCCGACTGGTACGAAGCGCATCCCGAACTGCCAGTTCCTTACGAGTTGGAGCAGCCGATGTTCGTATTTCTGTACCACCTTGACGCCGAGCAGGTGCGCAAAGTGCTCCGGGAAATTGGCGAATTCAAGAAAGTCTACGCCGAGCCGAGTCCTGATGATTTTGACGCGCATAAGTCCATCGGCAATTTAACGCTGAGGTTTCACGCCAGACGCGAAACGGTTTGCAAGCCGCGCGTAGTTGGCAAACGAACAATTGAACGGCAGGTAATTCCGGAGCGCGTCATCGAAGCCCACGAAGAGGAAGTGGTCGAGTGGGATTGCGAGCCGATCCTGCAGGACGGCAAATAGCTCATGCCGACCCTACCTATCCCCATCCGCGAAGCCGATGAGATCGAGGCCACGGTTGCCTTGCGTGTGGCCGAACAGGACCCAGCGATCTATCTGGCCAAAGTGAAAACACACTTGGCGGTCCCCGCCTCGAAAAACATCGGCGACCGCTTGGCCTATGAGCGAGTACACGCCATCCAGGAGTGCATCTTCGCCCATCTGGATTCCGCATGTGCCGATTGTGGCCGACTCGAAGGCGAGCACTCCCACGACGACTTTTGCCCGAGTGAGAACTGGTATTCGGTAAACAGGAAATTTCGGAGGGCCGCATGAATCGACTGGAACGGGAAGCAATCGAGCGCCGCGCCGAGGCGTGGATGGATGAAGTCGATAAGTACTTGACGATCGGCGCCGTGGCTTTCTTGGTCGTGATTTTCATCGTTTGGGCTCGCCAGCATGGGTTATTGCCGTGATGCGCCGCTCTCCATTACGCCGGAAAGCGAAGATTCGCCGGGAACGTTCGCCCTGGCTGCCGCCGCGGACTCGCTTGTCCGGCCCGGATATGCAGAAACTTCGCGCCCAGGCCTTCGAACGATCCGAGGGCTACTGCGAATGCGGAGAGAAGGACTGCAAGCGCCGGGTCTTTTGGACGGACGGCCAGCTCCACCATGTCATCTCCCGGGCAAAGGGCGGCTCTGATGTCTTGGAGAACGTGCGCTTCGTGACGCGGGATTGTCACCGAAGGATTCACGGCGAGCCGCAGTGGTCGAGAGGGATTCTCTCGGAGTACGCATGAGCAGCATTGATACCGATTTCGCTGAAGCCATCGTGCATGTTTTGCGCGCAAAAGAACGCGCCAACGTGATGGCTCGATCCGAGCGGGATCGCAAATTGATCGAGCTCGCCAAGAAAGTTTTGATTCGAGTGAAGCAAGAGTTAGCGAAATAAAACAAGCCCACGCTGAGAACGTGGGCCAGAAAGGTGAAACCAAATATGTCGAGAAAAAGTGTAGCACCGAAAACACTAGACGAGAAGCTATTCGTCCTACAGCATGCCGTGCCGGTTCTCGAAGCCGATGGTAACAATGGCGATTTCGATTTTGTAAAGGCCTCGACCATTATGACGGTGCTGCGCGAGCAATTTCACAAGTACCGCCTACGCTTCAAGGCCACCGAGAAAGAAGCCAAGGATCAAGTTGTCGATACGGCAAGCGGGCCGGTGCTTCACTCCAGTGTGACGACACTTTTTACGGTCCGCGATCTCGACACGAAGGAATCGGAAGAATGGACCTTCTCGGGTTCGGCATGGTCGAGTGACAACACGGCTCCCTACAAAGCAAAGACCGGCGCCCTCAAGTATTTCCTCCGCGAAATTGGGCTTGTGCCGTTTCTGTATCTCGATGCCGAAGAGTCCGATGCTGGCCTGCCACGACAGTCGCACCGCAAGACGAAGCAGGAGCGCCAAGCCGAAACCCAACTCCGAGCATTCGATTCAGCTTGTGCTAAAAGCGGTCTCACCTACACACAGGCCCGCGATTACCTCGTAACCAAATTCGGCAAGGCGATGGCTGCGGAACTCAGCAAGAAAGAGTTTGACGAAGCCATGCAATATGCGACTGCGCAGATGCCTCTCGCCGACTCGCTAACCGCGAGCCTAGAAGCCGCGACCAAAAAGAAAGCAAATGGCTCTGCACAGCCCATCGTGTCGATTGTCGAAGCTAACCGTTCGGATGAAGTCGCAACCGGAGATTGAAGGTTCGCTCAAGGGGGAGCGAAAACCAAGGACCGGCTTGGAAATCGGGCGAGATCCGGCAAGTGAACCGTCTCGCCTTTTAAGTATTTTCCGATGACCCAATTACCTAGAAAGCTTTCCGACTGGCCCGAATCCTGGCGCTTTCTCTACGAGGAGAGGGCGGGGCTGATGGAGTTTTGCGGTGGCCTCTCCCGTGCCGAAGCCGAGCGCCAGGCCGAACAGGACATCCGCCATTCCGCCGAAATCCTAGAGCCCGAAGCCGTTCAACCTGTGCTGTGGAAGGAGATGGGAAAGTGATCACCGACCGCGCCAAGCAAATCGCCCTACTTCTACAGGCCATCGAAGACCTGCACGCCGAGAAAGCGGAATTTCTGACCGAGTGGAAATCCCGTATGACGCTACTCGAAAACCAATTGGGCGCCAGGAAAACCGAAATCCTCACCGGCCAGCTCTCTCTCGTTCCCGATCCGGAGCCGCCCAAAGAGGCCGCATGATGACTCCCGAACAATACGTGCTCCTCTGGAATCACCAGCGGGAACTCACCCAGAAGTTTGAGCAGACCTTAAATCCGGACACGTTAGACGAACTGGCGGAAGTGGAAAACGTGCTTTTCAGCGAGTACCAGGCGAAAGGAACGGCATGAGCGAACGGAAAGCCTATCCCTTGTCATGGCCCGAGGGCTGGAAGCGAGCCAAATATCGGGTCCACGCGAGCTTCAACAAGACTCGCCCGGATAAGGTCAACGAACGCGGTGAACGGATCTACCAGGGCAAAGCGCGCCTTGCTGTCTCTGATGCGGTCCAACGTGTCCTAGCCGAGTTGAGCCGCATGGGCATCAAGGATGACGACATCATCATCTCGACCAATGTCCCGCTTCGGCTCGATGGCTTGCCGCGAAGCGACCAGGAGCCCGGCGATCCCGGAGTCGCGGTCTACTGGCAGAAAAAGGGCCAGAACATGCGCTGCATGGCGATCGATCAGTACTGGCGCGTAGCCGACAATCTAGCCGCGATTGCAGCCACGCTGGACGCGATGCGGGCCATCGAGAGGCATGGAGGAGCGGAAATCCTTAATCGTGCATTCCTGGGCTTCGCAGCGCTCCCGGAGAAAGCTTCGCAGCCGTGGCGCGAAGTGCTGGGCGTAATCGAAGCCCAGCCGACCATGGACGCGATTGAGACTCGCTTCCGCGCCCTCGCACAAGTTCATCACCCCGACAAGGGCGGCGACCGGGAAACCTTCGAGGCCATCGTGCGCGCCCGCGATGCGGCCCGACTGGAGATTGCATGAAAGCCCATCTCCTCGATTCCGATGATCCCCTCCGCGAAGGCCTCGAATACGTCGCTCTCTGCGGAAAGCGAGTCCCGGACTCCAGCTTCGTCTTCATGTTCGATATCGACGCCGAGTCCTGCAACTTCTATGACTCCCTGAACAAGTTGAACACTTGCGGGAAGTGCTTGGAGGTGGTGATCGAACACAGATACATCTACGGCCTTATATCTACTCCAGACTTGCGGCATGGCGAGGCAAGGCCGGGCTAGGCGTGGCTAGGCGGGGTATGGCGTGGTTCGGCGGGGCAGGGCAGGGAGCTTTTATGAAACAAATCACGGTCGAAATTCGCGGTACGTCGCCATTACTTATTCACAGATTTCACGAAGACTCGGAACAAGCCAAGCCAACTCGCCGAATGGTTGTCCAGCAGCGCGATCCGCTCGCTGAAGCCACCAAGGCGGCCTACATCGCCGGAGACGGCACTTTCTACTTCAGCGCCTTCAGCATCCCGAACTGCATGGCCAACGCAGGCGCGAATCACAAGATGCGGGGATCACGAAAGACTCTGCGCTTCATTGTGCCTTCAGCGGTCCGCATTCAAGCCGAAACCATCACCATTCTCAACGGAGACGGCCCGGCCAAACGCTTCGAAGTAGATTCTCGGCCCGTCACCATCCCCGCCACCAAGGGCCGCATTATGCGCTACCGGCCACGCTTCGATGTCTGGGGCGCGAAGTTCACGCTCCTGCTGGACGAGAATGCGCTTTCAATTGAGGACGCCCACAAACTTCTGGAAGAGGCAGGCCAGTACATTGGCATCGGGGATTTCCGGCCAGAAAAGCGCGGACCATTCGGATGCTTCCGAGTCGTGCATTTCAAGGAGGCCGCGTGATTCGCACAAAGCCGCACAACTTATTCAGTTTTTGCACAAGAAACACTATGAAAGCATGCGGATTCCCTGTTGACAGACCACCCCTCCCCGCTCTCTCATACTCTCTCGCCCCACCTAAAAGAATCGTTTCCGAAGTCGGGTCAACCCTGTGCATTTCGGAGGCGCTATGCATCTAGCGCGCTCCCGAGTCGATCCCGCCCTTACCGCTCAGGCGAAACTCCAGCGCCAGCATCCGACCATCGCGGAAGATTCACTCTGGAAGTTTCTTCGTAAAAAGCAGATCGGCGCCCGCTTTAAACGTCAATACGTCATCGGTGGATACATTGTGGATTTCTGGTGTCCCCGCTGGCGGATGGTCGTGGAGATTGACGGCCAGTGGCACGACCCGGAGCGCGATCGGAAACGCGACGCCGATCTGGAGATGCTGGGAATCCGGACCCTGCGCTTCCCGGACCACACACCACCTGAAAACATCATCGCCGATATTTTGGCCGATTACCGTTGGCTGCAATCGAAGAAGAAACCATCCCCTACCCTTCACCCGACCACACCCAAAGACAAAACCGCATGAACTCTGAGGCCGAACCGAAATCTACCGAAACTGAAAGTCGCATTTCCTATCTCAACGATCTGGCCGCCAAACGGATCGCCCAGGAATGCTATCCGACCAGCTGGTTCTGGAAGCATCCGCCGGCCGATTCTTATCCCAATGAGCGGAGAGTTTTAAAAGTCTTCTCTGAGGGGAGCGCATGAGGGAGTACACGCACGGATCGCCAATCGGCAGTGACTTGTGTTATTGCGGAGATTTCCGGTCGCAACATAAACAGACAAGCGTCGGAAAATTCCTGTGCTTCTGTGGCTGTACAGAATTTCGGTTTAGCGCATGCGCCAGTGGTGCCGATTTGGAAACTTGGCACAGGCATCATGCGCGGCAGCGCTCGACGCAGAAGCGGAAGCGACAAAGGAGCAGGCGAAATGAAGGCTAAGGTTAGTTATGAAGATTGCTCGCTGTATGTTCTCGGGATGGATATGAACTGTCCACTCTGCCGAGTTTTGGTGAAATCAGGCGAACATCACATGTGTTCGCGCCCGGAGATCGAAGCTCCCAAAGTGAAGCCGACGCAGAAGCGGAAGCAGAAGGGAGGCAGGGGATGAGTGAGGAAGCGAGGGAGCGCGAGTGAGGCGGGTCTTGTTTTCTAAGCAATCCGACGACTGGGGAACGCCTAGCGACGTTTACGAGGCATTGAATCGAGAATTTAGCTTCACGTTGGACCCCTGCCCACTGCAACAGGTTGACCATCTAGCGGGATTGAGATCATGGAAGGGCGAGCGCGTGTTTTGCAATCCGCCGTATAGCGCCATCAAGGACTGGATCTCTAAAGCACATGAGGCAGATTTGGCAGTGTTTCTAGTCCCATCCCGTACCGATACAAAATGGTGGCATGACCACGCGATGAATGCGGACGAAATACGGTTCATTCGCGGACGGTTGCGATTCGGAGGAAGCAAGAACAGTGCCCCTTTTCCCAGTTGCATAGTAATTTTCAGAGCCGAGGTGACGCGATGACGGAGAAAGCAGAGCGCGAGACGATGCGATGCGGAAGAGGAGAGCAAGTGAGCGCGACCCAACCCAATCCGAGCAAGGGAAAGTAACGGCATTTTAGAAAGGCAAGAGCGGCCCCGAGCCCGGTGCAAACGGAACTCGGAGCCTGACCACAAATCGAAAGACCAACCTTGAGAGGAGAACCTTCGATCTATGGCTTCACGAATTTTAACCCTTCTGCTGTTTCTGGTATTCCTGCCATGGAGTGAGGCGCAAACGCTCACCATGACCGGGAGTATCGGCAACATTCAAAACACACTGACGCCAGTCTCGAGTGTCCCCATCTGCTCCGCCAGTCTGAACTGTGTCCATGATTTTCTGCAATCGCCAGTGGCGCTCACCGGGGGAGCCACTACTGGGGCGAGTGACGGCTCGGTCTACTTCATGGATGTCAATCGAAACATCTACAGCGTGGACTTCATGGGTAACACTGGAAATTTCACGAAGCTCACCCAGTACGGAACCTCGATGCAGCAGATTGCCTTCGCTGCGCTCAATCAACCCGGCCAGGAAAATGGCCAGAGTTGGGGCATCAGCAACACCCAAGGCTCCTGTGCCTCCGGCCATGCCGACATGTATCTCTGGAATGGAACAGCCTGGCAAGGTGCGTTTGGCTGTGTTCTCGTGCAAGCGGGAATCTCCGTTGCAGCCAACAATTCCGGCGTCATCGTGGACTCCACGGGCTATCAGGTAAATTTTTGGTCCGGTCCATCCAATGCGTGGACGGTATTCGCACCAGTTCCCGGGACAGGCAACGTGACGGGTGTTCGGGTGTCTGCGGATGGCCTGCGCGTGGATGCCGTGCGAAATGGTATTCCGTATGCCAACACGCTCAGCAAAGACCCCGGAGGCACATGGAGTGGATGGTCAGCACTTCCGGGTTCGCCCTCGGGGTATACCATCACCACATCCTACCCGGTCAACGATCCGTTTCTTGGTTCAACTCATTATGCCCTTGGTGACAATCGCTACGGCGTCTACGCGGCCTTTGCACTCTACAACGGGGCATGGACCGAGATCGCCATCAATTTGCGCAGGGCGGAAGTGGGCTTTGCCTTCGGCACAATGTTTGTAACTGACTTTCGGACCAGTAATAACTACGCGGCGGCGCTCTCTCTCGGGGCGGTGCAATGGAAGCACCACTTTGAAGTACATACGACGTGCAACCCTTCACCCTGCCCCGCCACCGTCCATACAATGCACTCCGTGTTGACGCTGGGAGGCGTTTCGGCCCCCGAACAATATCTCTCCGGCCAGACCGCAAATGAGGTCGACAAGATGGATGCGACCGCCACCTTTGACGGATTCTCCAATGGGGACGCGGGTGACGGGTCAGTGGACAACGTAGATTGTCCGGTAGCGGGGCCGAACTTCGTAAACGGAGGGAAAACCGTTTACGTGGTCAACAGTTGGATTGCGCATACCTACGGGAAATGGACAGGCGGCGCTTCCTCCGCTTGGGGCAACTATGACGGGATAGCCGTTTCGCTGTACCCGGTCGGAGCATCTTGCAGCAACATCCCAGTGGGAGAGACTCCGGATTTCTTATTCTTTGCGCGAGCGGGAATTCCAGCGAACAAACTGGCCGACTTGACCTCGGTGGGCACGAGTTTGTTAGGTCCAGGCCCGACCCAGATGGGCGGATGGCTGGCCTATGATAAATGCTTTGCTGAGTTCGATCCCATCTCCGGAAACATTGTCACAGGCTCGGAGGCGTGCTTTCCTCCGAACCAACCACCGGAACCTCCGTACTACACCCCAGAAGGCGATGCGGGACATGCATTACAGAAGCTGGTGCCCAACGATGAAATGCCGGGGGATTGCACCTTGACCGTAACGAATCCAGTAACAATCTTTGCAAAGGCAGAGGATCTTGATCCCAAGAAGCCTGTTTATGCAGAGAAGAATTCGGATGCTCTGCCTGTGCATCAAGCAGGGGGAACTCACGTGCATCAGCTTCAGTGAATAACCGGGCAGCCTCTTCAGGGCTGCCCTCTTTTTATGCTAGACTTCGGTCTGTTTCGGGAGGGTCCTGTGCCCGTCATTCTTCTTTTCTTTGTTCTGCAATCCCCACCTACTCCAGCGCAAATTCTGGCCCAATCGGTCGAGCTACAACGGAAAGTTGTGCAACAGCAGGTCTTAAAGCAATCCCGCGACCTGCAGCTCAAGGCGGCTCAACGGGACAAAAATGCCCAGAGGCTTCAGCGGCAACTCGATGACCTTAACCGTCAAAACGAGCGCAACATGACGCCTCCGGGCAAGTCTGCCTTTCCGCCCCCTGCTAAATCACAGAGTTGAGGAAAAATTATTTCGGTTTCTGAATCGTCTCGAAGTCGCTCGCGATCTCCTTTGCCGCCTCCGCCGCCGGCAAAACCACCAGCATTCCCTTGGTGAGCTTGGAATTCTCCCGCCGGAACAGCACCGTCAGCGACAAGGCCGCCGCCACCATCCCCGCCCCAATCGAGAACCCCGCCTCCCCGCCCGCCACCAGCGCGCCTCCGCAGATGATCAGGAAGGAAACAACCGCCGAGAAAAGCAATTCAAAGCCAAATTTCGCCCAGGCCGCAGCGGTACTCTGCTCCAATTTTCCAAGAATGAATGAGGCTAAGCCCTGAAACGGGTCCATGGTCTAGGGCTTTGCTGCCGGCGCCGGGTGCAGCGTTCAGGATCGCTACCACCGCATTGATGTAGTTCTGCACGTCGGTATCTGTGGCAGATTTCCCGGCATCTTCCAGGCCTTTCTTGATCAGCCCTCCGACGATTCCGACCACTGCGGCGAGCTTCTGTGGGCCCGAACCGGTCTGCTTCCCGAGCGCTGAGAAATTCTGCTCCGCCTGGGCGACTGCGGTTACGGTGGAATTGAACATGGGACCGAGAGCGGGGGCGAAGATCGAGACGGCGGCTTCGCCGGCGGTTTCGGCCCAGGGCAGAATGAAGTCCAGTCCCTTTTTGAAGTCTTCTCCGACAGCGTACAACCAGGATTTAAAGCTCATGTTCTTTGCTCCTTTGGGATCGATGTGTGAATAGTTTTGGGTGATGTACTCCCAGATGGCGTTGATCAAAAACGTCGTCACTGGGACCGATTCGGGTTACTGCCATTGCCCGGTAAGAATCTGTTCGGCGAGTCGTCCGATGCGGGCGGGCTCCTGGTGGTCGGCGGTGGAGTCGAGGAGTTGAGCTTTCGCGGTCTGCCAATCACCCAGTTGAAGCGCTGCCAGAAAGTGCCGGAATTCCACTAGGCCCGAGATTCCGAGATTGAAAACCAGATTCACCAGCGCATCTCGGCGGATCGGATCCAGTGTATCGGTCCAGGGCAGAATGGAGGAGAGCTCTTTCCGGGCTTTGGCGATCCGGTTATCCAGAATGAAGTCGATTTCCTCGGGCAGAAGTCCGCAACCCTTCCGCGCATCTACGCAGATTCCTACGCCGATGGTCCAGTAGCCCAGGGAATCCGGGTAGACTGCCGCGCGCCGCCCTTCGTCGCGTTCGAGTTGGTCTCGAAGATTGGCGATCACCGCGCCATTCCCTTCACCGCGAACGGAATCAGCCAGGCCAGCAATCCGCCGATCCCGGCCCAGGTCGCCCCAAGAGCCCACAAGAGCAATTTTCTCCACGCCCGCTCGTACATCAGGTTCGCCATCAGTGCGTCATTGGTATGCACCAGGATTCGGATGTGATCGTGCGCGCAGTTGATGTCCCGCTGCAGTCGGCTCGGATCGCGGAGCTCGTCATAGCCCGGAAAGATTCCCTGACTCTGGTGGTAGACATGCCAGATTCGGGGATCGAGCTTCGGCGGGGGATCAGGCGCGCGGAGCTGGCGGAGGAGTTGGTAGAGGCCCATTTCCGTTTCCGTTGTGAGATGAAGGGATCAGGTAGAACGCCCGGAGTGCGACTACGCCCGCGGCGATAAACGTAGGTACGACGTGGCGAACACAGGCGAGGCTGAAACAGGCCGTTTCGTCGGTGAGATAATGCGCGGCTGCAGCGGCAAAGCCCGAAGCGAATGCAATCAATCCGCCCTGTACGGTATGGGGTAAGTTATTCCAGAAATCGCGGAGGTACTGCCAGAGTTTGGACATGGCCCGAGGAATCCTTTTGAGAGAGAAGTGCGGAGGCTAGAACTCGCTTACTGAAGCCTTGACGCCTGCGAGCGTATCGGCGGCCTGCGTGGTGAACTGCAGGGAAATCAAGTCTCCTGCAACATAGGAGACGGTATGTGCGCCATCAGCGCAAAATGTCGCAGTTCCCAATGTGCAAGTTAGCGCCGTCGCCCCGCCATTCTTGAGTACGGTCACTACTCCGCTGGAGGCATTGACCCCTCCCGCGCTGGCATTCGCCGTCAAAATTTGCAGGTTGCCCGCAGCTTGCATCACGATTCCAGAGCCAATCGTCGTGGATGTGCAGGTCGTTAAAGTCTCGTTTGGCCCGGTTCCGAAGAGTCCCAGCGTGGAGGCTGCAGTTCCCACCCCCGTACAGGTTCCGTTCACGCTGCGCCCGTCTGACCGATAGGAGCCTGTCGAGGTAGCCTTGTAGATTAGCCCTCCCGCTCCGGTCGAGAACGTATTCCCGCCCATATCGAAAATTGTTCCATTGGGTGACATAATTTGGCCCGAAGTTCCCGGACTGGTGATTTTGGAATTTCGGACAAAGATTGGATTGGTTGCTCCATTCTGCCCAATCATGAAAATCCCGGTCCCGCCCATCGCATTCTGAATGATGTCGCCTTCGATATACGTAGTGGAAGCGGAGCCCGCCTGAGCAAGGACGATTCCCGAAATGATGTTCTCAAAGGCTAATTGATTGTTGATGCCGATAGTGTCGCCTTCTGAGTAAAACGTGGTGCCGTTTACTACCGCGATGTCCACCCCTCCCAAGATGCCAGAGTTCCCAGAATTGACGCCCCCATAACTTCCGCCATAGCTAGAAACCGGAACGTTCGCTCCAGACTCTACGAGCATGTTAACCAAGTTGTTGTCGTAAGCCCCCAGCCCCCAAAAGAGCATAGGCCCTAAATTTCCGCTGGAGGTCGTCGTGATTCCAACTGAGCCAAAACCATCTTCCCCCGCTTGCATCAGTCGAATCTGACCGCCGTGAAAATCTAAGCCGGTAAAGAATGACGATGCGCTTGCAAACTGATTCCCGCCCCACATCATGAATAGAACGTCATAAAGCTTTGATTCATTCGCCGCCGCGATCTGCACTCCGATCTTCCCGTTAAATCCGCTTCCCGGAACTGAGTTTCCGCCGCCGTGAATTGTGAAATGCTGGAGGTTCATTCCGTCTGAGACGCCGCCGAAAAAACAGGCGGTTGTGCAAGTCGCCGCACTCATGTTCGGGGTAACCATGACGAACGTCTGACCGGAGCCTCCACTTCCCTGCACCCCCACGCCATAGAAGCCCGTTCCGCCTGCCCCAAGACAGGTTCCATTCCCGATAAACTGTGCGGACTTGACGAATATGACCGCTGGACCCGTGCCCTCGGGATTCAGGGCAGGAAGCGTGAGCATGGTGCAAGCCCCGTAAGCTGCATTCCATGCGTTCGTGAGCTGGGTATCTTCATACGTGCCCCAAGTGATAAAGCACGTTCCTGCGCAGGTTCCGAGGGCATTGGTGGAAGCGTGAATTTGGGTATCGCTGTCGATGGAGGCTATCGTCGTATCCGTGCCATTCGCGCCCAGCAGAAGGGTCGTGGTAGACGAGAAGCCAATGGTAGTCAAGGTTGATCCGAACACCACCTGTCCGACTGTCGCATTCGTAAGAAAGTGGCAGTCAGAACAGGTGATGATCGGAGACGTGTTTGTAAAGTTCCCCTTGAAGGAAAGATGACCCTCTCCGACCACGCCGTAAGTTGTGGCATAGATACCGGGCTGGAGTGCGGACTGAATCCCGGCAGGAGTCGCCGCTCCGCCGCCCCCAGATTTCACTGCCGCCTGCGACCGATTCAGGAACACTGTCGCCGTTCCCGAGCCCACTGTATTTCCGCAGACCTGAAACGTGGATGCTCCGGCGACTGCTGCAGTAAAGCCTCCATTGGCGGTAATGGTGGATTGGGAAGTTGTGCTCCCGACGGGAGTAACGACGGTATTGACGGGCGCATTCCCCTGGATCGTGATCTGCGGCTGTAACGTCCCCGACCAGGTTCCGGTGACCTGAATTCCCACCGTGCTCCCGGTCTGCGAGACATCCACCGAGACGCACTGCGTCGAAGTAATCGATCCGGAAATCTGCCCGAAAGCCCCGCAGGTCAGAAACAATCCCAGCCAGGTAATCCAGCCGAGACGCAAGAGTGTGTGTTTCATGTGGAAACCTCGGAAATTGGAAATGGAACAGAAGGAGAGAGAACTAGATCAGAGGAAGATTCGTCTGTAGACTCCACCAGAAATCGAAGTTGATCGCGGTATTGGTGTTCTTGTTGTCTCCGCAGACCAATTGGGAATAGAGCGTGGTCGATGTCGGAACATTGGTGGTGATGGTGGCGACTAGCACATTGTTGATGTAGAAGCTTTCGCCGTTCAGGACCGGGAAGATCCCGAAAAGTTGCGAGTGCACCGTATCCACCGAAACTCCAGTGTCCACGATGGTGATATTGGTATTGCTGGTTTCGCAAATCGCCTTGATGGTGGTGTCGGTAACGTCCGATCGGCGGAATCCGCAGAATTGGGTGTTCGGGGTATCGGTCGCGTAATTCGCGTTTCCCGAGCCCGACTGAAACTTCTGAAAGCCGAGCCCCAGCCACCATCGGGCATTGGTGAGGGTATTGAACCGCACCCGCATCTGCAGCGAGCCGAACGTGCCCCAGGTAAAGATTCCATTCGAGGCCGCCGCAGGTCCCGTAACTCCGACCACGGTATTGGTCGAAGCCGTCGCCGCCGCCGAGAGATTGTTTCCTCCCATCTCCGTCGCACTGGGTAAAGTCTGGGCGAAGCTGCCAGTCTGTGCTGGAGCATTGCCGTGCCCGATCCCAAAGACTGGATTCGAGCCGTCTCCGATCACCCACATCTGGCGAACCTGGCCGGGGGCGAGCTGGGTTCCCACGGTTCCCGGGACGGTAATCTGGTAGGAATTTCCCTGAAAGCCAAAAGCCGTGACCGTGACCGTGTAACTTCCCGGAGCAACTGCAAACTGGTAATTCCCCTGGGCGTCCGAGGTGAAGGGATTGGAAAGTGGCTGTGTCAGCGCGGCATTTTGAAAGATCGCATTCGCCAAGGCCGGAGAACAGGGGATTCCGCCCGTATTCCCCGCGCAGACCGTGATCGTGGCGTTGGCAATCGGCGTAGTGAAGCCGTTAACGGTCTTCAGGGCCGTCTGGGGCGGAACGATGCTGCCCTGGCCGAACGCCAGCGAGGAAAACAGCAGAAGAGAGAAAAGCCTTAGAGCCGATTTCATGCTAGTTGGAATTGCGGAAGATTCGCAGATTTAGAAAAGTCGCCTGGGTCGCCGCGCTCACCCCGGAAACCGTATTGACCGTGACGGTTCCTCCAGAATCCTGCGAGGCGTTGAGGGTAAAGGTGACGTTCGCCCCGTTCGCGTAGGTTTGCAGAGAAGATCCGGATCCGCCGACTCCAAAGTGGGTGCTCGATCCCGTCGTGGAAGTTGAAGATGTCGCAAACTGATTCGTTCCATCCGACACCCAGACCGCAAATTCCCCCGCCGCGGTGGTCGCCCAGAACGTATTCCACTGTGCATCCACGCGGCAGGGGCAGCCGATCGATGGCATGGTGAGCGCCTTGGTGATAACCACAGTCGAGGAAGGACTGCCTGCGATCGTGGCGGGCGCCCCAAGGGCGGTCGTGGTGTCACTGGCGACAATCGGAAGCTGTCCGCGGTTCTCCGCCGGGAACAGGTCAATCGTGTACGTCCCGGCGCCCGCATTGTTGAACTGGACTCGTCCGAGGACTTGCCCGCTGTTCGGGTACTGCGGTGGAGCGACCCCGGAATCATGGCAGTCTCCCCCGGCGCTGTTCGACATGATCACGTAGTCATTGACCGTGGTCCCGCCGTCGAAGACGCAGGAAGCCGAGCCAAAGACCGCGATATTCGCACTCCCCGAGCTCCCGCAATTCGAGACGCAAATCCCGATTGCTCCATTCGTATCGCTAGTCGTTGCGATGATGGCCGTTTGCGCGCCGCCGCCGTTCGAGGAAACCTTGGTCACCGTGTTGGTGGTCGTCCCGGAGATCGTGTCATTCGGGAGGGAGAGCGTCGTGGTGGGCGGACTTCCCCCGTCTTGAATGTCAATTCCATTGGACGCGAAAGTGACTAGATGTCCGGAGGTGCCCGCAGCCCCGAGGCCCGGAATCAGCAACTGCGAGCCGGCGTTGAGCGACTGTTTCCAGCGATGGGTCGAAGAATCCGCGCAGAGGAAATCAAATCCGCTCTGGTTGGCGACGCAGTTGATCTCCGGCATCTTGAAGTCTCCGCCGGCCCAGCTCAGTACATCGTTCCCGTCCTTCGAGATGCAAAGGTTGGCCGTGCCCGCCGCATTGCGCCAGCAAATCGAGTCTCCGGACGCCAGCCGAAGCACCCCGGTCGTGGAAGGGCTGGGCGAGGCAGAGATGAAGGTCCCGGTGAAGATGTTTCCTGTCCCGCCGGCGCTCGGCCCGCCCGGAACCTGGTCCACAGAGAACAGCACGTCCGCCGGCGCACAGGCTGGCCCGTCATTCTGGGCGCACAAAACGAACTTGTAGAACAGGGTGGAGGTCGTCCAGATGTTGACCCTGGCGCCGCTTCCGAAGGGGATGGGGTTGGGATTCTGTGTCAGTCCCGTGAAGTCGGTGAAAGTCGCCTGTTGGGTGCTCGTTCCGGCCGCGAAACTGTAGAGTACGCCAGAGGTTAGCGGTTTCCCGTTATTGTCGAAAAACTGGGCATTCCCCAGGGCCATGAAGGGCGCAACCTGGGCGTGCGCAACCATCGAACAAGCCAGCAGAATCGCACCGAAAAGCAACGGGGACAGCCGTTCGAGTCGTCGTCTCATTGCAAATCCTTCAATTTCTTTCCCGCTTTGACCTGTTTCAGCATCTGGGAGAGCTGATCTTCGAGCGGAGAGGTGGCCGGAACCGTGACCGGAGTTCCGGAGGCTTCAATCGCCTGCCTGGTCCGCGCGACGGCGGCCTTGGTGAGTTTCAGGTCGGGGAAGTAGTTCTGCAGACTCATGGTCTTCCAGGCTTCCGGGCCGATTTCGCCGAACTGGTGCTGAAATCTTCCCGTCTCCAGGTACTTGTCCCGGAATTCCTTGAGTTCGTCCGGGGAGAAATCGTCCACGATCTTGTTGATCAGCAGGTTGTCCGCGACTCCGGGCTTGAGTTGGGCTTCTTTGGTAACATCCATTCCCCGCGACCGGGCAATTTTCAGCAGGTTCGCATTGTCTTGCCCGGTCAGCACTCGGCGGAGCGCGCTTTCTCCGTCCAGTGTGCGGGGAAGTTCCAGGTTTCCAGCAGGCGCGGCGGCTCCTACGGGGGCTTGTAGAGTTGTCGCGGGAGCCGCCGCTACGCTACTGCCCGGCGCTGAGGCGGCCGGAACGGGAGAAAGGCGCTCCAGGTTGGGGGCGGGCGGAACGTAGTCGGAGGCGGGAGGCGCTTCGGACAGCATCCGCAAACGCGCCAGAGGGTCGATGTTACCGAGCATCTGGGCGCGCTCAATCGAAGGGCGCAAGGGAATATCGCCAGGAGTGGCATCTAGGGCTTGCAAGCGCTCAATGGAGGGCCGGATAGCGGGTACCTCTTGCCGCAAGCCGGCTGCCGGATCGATGACAGCTTGGGGGCCGCGCGCGAGGCTCCAGCCTTGCCGGACGGCAGCAGGGGCTTCCGGAACGGATAGCGGAGGCTGAGCAACTGGCGGTCTAGCAGCCGGAACTGTCGGAGCTTCGGGCTGCTCTGTAACTGCGCTAACGATATCGTGCAGGTCCATCAGAAAATGGGCGCCTGGAATCCGTCCAGCCACGAAGCGCTTGGCCGCTGTCATCAGTTTGTCGCCTGCAACGTCAGCAACTCTGGAAGCCGCGGAGGGCGCGCTGGACTGGGGAGCAGCGGGGCGGGGCGTAGCGGTTGCCCTGGGGGCGGTATCTCCGACGGGCTCAAACCCACCGTTTTCGAGGGCGCCGGTTGCTACCATCATCGTGCCGTTCTCCATGATTTGGTTCGGCAGTTGTGCGGCAGGCGTGGGCGTTGGCAGTAAATGCGCCACTTTTGCATACACATCCGGAAAGTGCTTCTGTACCAGGGAAGAGACAATGCCCGGAGTGCTGATCTGGTACAGGTTCTGCAGTTGGCCCTTAACCATGCCCGGAAGGGTTTGATCTTCGCGCAAAGGGCCGAGCAGGTCATAACCCGCAACTCCCTGGAGGGGATTCGGAGGGCGTGGAACTGGAGGGGGCGTCTCGGGTGAATTTTGAGAAAACCAGTCCCCAGCCGCCACTGGAGCAGTTTTCGGTGCATTCGAGGCAAACCAATCTTGTGCGGGCTGGCCCATTTCTCGGCCTACTTACGAAAGTCCTTCCGGGTTAGAATGCGGGGCATGACCACTGAGACGCGGATTACGATTGAGGCCAAGGATGTCCTGGCCATTGAGTTCACCTGCCCCAATTGCAAAACGCAGGTTTCCATCCCGCTCAAGAGTTTTTCCGGTCCGCCGATTCGCTGTTCTTTCTGTAATCCCGAAGTCCAAAAACAATGGCTTACACCTGGCGCGGCGGACTATACCCAGCTTGTGCAACTGGTAAACGCCCTGCGCGCCTTCGCGGAGCCGAATGTCAACGGGAACCTGCAATTTGGCTTGCGGCTGCACATTCGCCAGCCATAGTTACGAAAGTTCTTTCGGTCTACAATGCGGGGCATGACCAAAGAAGAGCGCTGGGAAATCGAAGGCCGCACCCGGGAACAGCTACGGGACATCAAGCACCGCGTTGCTTTGCTCCGTGCCGACATCGACAGCCACGCCAAACAACTGAAAGAAGCGAGCGATGCCCTGCTGTACTTCCTCACTGATCCGGTAGGCGTCGGGCCGACCGGAATGTCGAAGCCCGAGTATCTGATCCACTTCTGGCGTGAGCACGTCCCGGCGACCATTGAGGCCAAACTCCGCGAACTGGCCAGCGAAACCGAACAACTGCGAAAACTGGAAAAGCAGGTCGCCGCCTTCGACGGTCACTGAGTTACCAAAGTCCTAGGGAACTTATTCCCATTGCTCCATCGTCGCCCATCGATCTAAACTCTTAGCCCTGAGTCGCCGCCTTGCCTGTCCTTCCTCTTAGCCGGGGATTGACAGGCGGGCGGTGGCTCACAAAAGTCCCCGGCTAAGTCATGAATGCCTATAGTCCTTCAAGAACTTCGGTACGCGGTCACGATTGACTGTGAGAGTCGGACGCTCAGAGGCCGAAACACTGCTGCAAAGCTGGTTGAATTCTTCGACCAGACTGCGGTGCGTTTTCGATAGCCCCATTTTGAACTTCACGATGAAAGGCCAGGTTTTTTCAATCGAGCAGACGAAGGTGACGATCATATCCGAGGATCACGACTCCGAGTTGAGTTTTGATCTGAGATCTATGCAAGAATTCACGCGAGTTGAATCTTCAAACGAACCGCAATACGGAACAGGATTGATCTGCTTTTTCGCCAGCCATTCTTTCGTGGGCCTGACCGAACTGAGGGAGCTGTAGGTGCATCTTGTAACTGCGGAGGAAGCATTGCGCGGAATCGCTTCGCAAGTTCGTCGGCACCGGGAAAGTCAGAATTCGGAGTCATGAAAAGGAGTTTACTCGATGGAATACCTTGCTCTATCAATCTTCGTTTCGACCGTGCTGTTTCTGGTCGATAAAAACCATGCCTGGCCGAAGTTCTGGAGAGTGAGTAAGTGGGTTGCGGTTGCAGTTGTCCTCATCGCAATTGGTTCAGGCGCTTATTACGAGTACGCCCAGCATCACCAGAAACAGCAAGACTGGTTTGAGGCAAATGCGCCTCACTGAGAAACAACGGTTGCCCCGAGTGCCTTGTAATGTTCCACTTGGGCCGCTGGAATCTGCTTCGTCAAACCATTGGGCGCTTTCATTGTGACCATTCCCCCTCCGCCTCCACCCGCCTGTCCTCCCACTTCCACTCCATACTGCCGTTTTAAGAACTGATTGTTTCCGATCCGAGAATCGCGCTGGGATTGTACGGCTCCGCGCGTGGCTGCGATGGCATCCGCTCGCTGTTCCGGGCTCGCTGCCTTGGCGAAAAGCGCCAGCGCTGCGTCTCGGGCGTGGTCCGAGGCATTTCCGCCACCCATCACCTTGCCGTAATCATCCGCCACGCCAAGCGCCGTCGCTGCATAACCGGCAAGTGGCCCCTTCCCGCGGGCCAGTTTCTGCCAATCGTCAATCGAGTTGAGCACCGGCCAATCATGCTGCGGGATGTCCTTCCCGAGTTTTTCCAGTTGATCAAGCGTCCCGCCTTTGCCGATCAATGAATTCGCCGAGCCAAAGAATTGATTGGCAGTCTGCGATTTCGCTACACTTTCCGCAATCGTTTCATCGGCTGGGTTATAGCCCGGCTTTTCCTTTTGCGCCGCAGCCACAGCTTGCGTGATGAATTTGGGCGTCGTGCCACGCGACTTCAAATCGGCGAGTGTGAGGTCGCCGGTGGCGAGTAGATGTCCAGCGTCTGCGGGATTGCCTTGTGCGGCGGCTTGGCGCGCTGCCGCTTCCGCCCCTGCGAGTTGAATCTTGAGCGGTTGTTCCGCCTTGGCGACGGCGACCTGCTTCTCTGCGTCCTGCTTCGCTTCCGGTGACAGCCCTCCACCTTCTGGAATCACCTTCTGCGCCGCTGCTGCTGCCTCACTCTTCGACTTGTGGAAGTCCGCGATCTTCGCATCCAGCCCGATCACGCTGGCCATGGCCGGGAGATGCTCCAAGTCCGCCCCATAGACGTGCGCCAAATCTTCCTGGGGTACACCCGCATACTTCTGGGGATTCCGCACCACATCTTGCTTCAGTTGTGCGAGTAGATCACCGGCCTTACTGGATGGTGCGTCGAGGACTGCGCCAATCTGATCCGCGAGAACCTTGTAGCCCTTTTCTCGCGTAGCGGCCTGGGCTTCACCGGTCTGCGCGATGTCCTTCTGTGTGGTGGCGATCTTCTGCGACCGTTCCACAAACTGTCCCGTCATCGCCATGGCATCTTTCGGTAGCACGCCCTTCGAAATCAGGGAACTGGTAAGTGCATCCGGATCGAATCCCAGGCCGCTCGCCGAGGCCTTGTCGGTCCCGGTGAAATTCTTGAGGAAATTGGGGTCCGACCAGGCTTTCATCATGGCCTGCTGCGACTGGAGCTCCAGCTGTTGCTGCTGCACCTGCAGTCCCGTCATCTGATTCCTCTGCTGCGCCTCCTGAATCTGCAACGGCAAAAGCTGCTGCTGTCCCATCAGGGCTTTCAGTTGCAGCATCTTCCCATACTGGTCCAGGGCATTCGGGACCTGCGGGGGCTGGACGTTGAAATTGGGAAGACCGGGAAGTTCGAGAGCCATAATCTATGCCGATGGATACCCGAGGGCCGCCGTTGAACCCGCCCCGGAGAATGGAACCGGATTCATCATCACGCCCGTCGAATCAAATCCTCCGCCTCCGCCGCCTCCACCCATGAGGCTTTGCAGGGTCAGGTAATTTCCGATGGAGCTCAATCCTCCGCCCACCCCGCTGGAAATCGCATTCGCCGCGCCAATGGTTCCAGCTGCCCTGGCCGCGCCCTGCTGTCCGATGAGCGAGGCAATGTCGCTGCCCATTCCCGTCATCAACTGTCCCGAGCCCTGCGCCGCATTCAGTCCGATTCCTGACAAGCCGAGCAACCGCTGATACTGATTGTTCTGGTTATTCAGGAACGAGTTGTAAGAGGTCTGGTACTGGGTCAGGGCATTGTTGAAGACGTTCTGGTAGTTGGTCGAGGCCACGCCCTGGGCGTAATTGTTGAGATCGGCGAGCGTGCGCCCGGAAAGTAGGCTTCCTCGTCCGGCTGCGGAATTCTGGACAGCTCCGAGGCCTTGGTGGAGTTGGAACTGGTAACCAGGAGTCGCTTCCGCCTGCGCCGCGGTGGGTGCCTGAAAGGTTCCGGTCCAAGGCTGGAGAAGCCCCTGGCCGGGTGTCCCAAGCAAGCTCGAAAGTGTGCCGACCGCTCCCTGTCCGGCATTGAGGAAGGGGGAATAGTTCGCAACACCCTGCTTCTCCTGGTCCTGCATGAAGCCCTGGGCTTGCTGCAGGGCTTTGACGTACTGTGAGGCGGCATTTTGCGAGGCATTGGAGCCGAAAAGCCCGCCGAACAAGGACCCCAGACCGCTGATCGCTGCGCCAAGAAAGCCCATGGGATTAGGACCGTTCCATCACCAGAAGTTGCGAGTTATTGATCAAATTGAGCGTCTTTCCCGCTGGCCCCAGAACCGCGAAGTAGTATTTGTACTGTTTCGTGACATCCAGACCGGTGTCGAGAAACGAGAACGAGGCGCATTGGTTGGTAAGGGCTGGAAGTTGGCCGCCCGCGAACGCATCGCCGCCCACCGTGACGTCGCCAAGATTGAAGCCTGCGCCTTGGGCCGGAATCGCGCCGAGTGTGCGGACCACATACAGAAAGGCAGGCCCTGCGGCGCTTAAGTTGAAAGTCACCCGAGCTTTGACCGTGAATTCCCCATACCGCTTCGGCTGAAGTGCGCCGATTCCGATTCCGGTAGACTGCCCCGCCCCATTGAGAATGACGCCGGTGTTGGAGGTCGAAGCCGTTCCGCGATTCACTACGGGCCGATTGAGCAGATCGTTGACACCCTGCAGCCAGCGCACCCGATTAAAGCCCGAGGGAGCGCCCGGTTTCTGGCTGTCCCAGTGCTGCGGAACGAGCGTTTCGAGTAGTTGGCGGCTCATGAGAAAATACCGAAATGCCTGCGATGGTCAATCTGCTCGGTCGCATTTTTGGCCGCCTCACTGTGATCGCTCCGGATGACACCAAGAATGGCCCGGAGAAGTGGTGGCTCTGTCAGTGTCAATGTGGAAAGCAGCATTCAGTACGCGGCTACAGTCTGCGCAAGGGCTTTACGCGGAGTTGCGGATGCATCGAGCAAGAACACAGCAACAATCTCCAACACGGTGCGACACGTGAGGTTGAGCGTGGAGGTCGCTGCTGGCCGGAGTACGACAGCTGGCGCGCCATGAAGCGCCGTTGCTACACGCCCACGAACAATCGCTTTGCCAAGTACGGCGGTCGTGGCATCACGGTTTGCGAACGATGGCTCAATAGCTTTGAGAATTTCTTTGCCGACATGGGACCGAAGCCCTCTCCGGATTGCACCATTGAACGCATCAACAATGATGGCTCCTACTCCCCGGAAAATTGCCGATGGGCCACGCCGAAAGAGCAAGCCGCAAATCGAGGCGGAAAATTTAAGAGATCGCCGCGAGTCGCTTAACATACCGTTGCTCTGAGTTCTGTGTGCTGTTGGTGTATGCATCCACAATCTTCCAACTGATCGGGTCCGATACCATCACTCTTGGTGTCCATGATCTCCACGAACCCAAACGCCGATCGATTACAATCCGCTTGAATTCTCCTGCGCGACCACAAGGCAACATGCGTTCCGGCAGCCACGAGCGCCCATAATCTTCGGAATAGCTAACCATCATCACGGGATCGCGGGGATTTCCAAATGCATCCACAAGTGGTGGCTGGGGCCCAGTCGCATCCACGTCAATTTGAAATTCATTGATCCCGACCGGAATCTGCCCGCCTTCATTCGAGATGGTTGGGCCGACGCGCGTCCGGATAATGGCCAGACCGTTGTCGGTCAAATTGGACGAGCTCATCGAATAGACGTTCCCGGAGGTCCGATCGCCGACCAAATGCTGGCCGAAGTTGTAGGTATGGCAGCGGGCTAAATGCGCCGCAGGTCTGCCCAGAACGAGCGAGCTTTTCTGATGCCACCACCCCAGATCGATGTCGAGCACCCAGGTCGTATTCGCCGTCGGAAACCACAGGTTGTAAAAGTTCTGCCCTTCCTCCTGGCTCGCCCATCCGACTGCATCCGAAATGACCGACTGATGCGCCAGCCAAAATTCCAGGGCGCTGTCCGAGATTCTCTGCTCGATGAATCCATTCAGCGCGTAAACCACTCCGCCGCCGCGCTCGTCTCCACCGAGGAAGCAGACAGTTGTTCCCGCGCGGGTGGCGACTCTGGCCGGAGAAAACTGCGCCAGAATCCCGACTTCCACAAAACCACCCGAAGCTACATCGAAGGGAAACAAAGGCGCGCCGGAGTTGTAATAGGCGACCGCTCTTTTCTGGCCGAAGACCCAGAGCAGCCGATTCGAGGCGATGATGGCCAGCAGCTGATCCGAGAACACTTGAACTTGCGTGACCGAGATCCCCGGCCAGGTCGTGGCATCCTCGGGATTCGAGACCGACCAGGTATTTCCGGCTTCCAGCGCGATAAAGAAGCCGTCTAGGAACTCGACCATCAGCACTTGGGTCGGGGGAGTGGTGAGCGGCTGAAAGGTATTCGTCAGCAGCGAAAAGACGGATAGATTTCCGCCGCTCGCAATCAAAAGTTGAGATGGATACGTTCCGCCGACCGTCCCGCCCGCAACCATTGTTGCTGGGAGTCCGTCATCGAAGATGTTGTTATTTCCACCCGCCCCGCCGTAGTCGATGTTCCCGCCGTTGGCCGTGATCTCGAACAGATGCGTTCCGGCGACTTTGAACGTCCGCCCGCTGGTCGTGTAGGAACCTCGCACTCCGGTGGGGAAATTGCCGAGATTCGTAAAGAGCGAGAGCCCCGAGGTCGGCAGCAGAATCAAGCCCGTTCGGGAGTTGGGCGATTCGACTTTCTGCGCACGCCAGTTGACGAGCGCCTCCGCATCGGCGAGGGGTGTGGGGGAAGCGTATGCGGGACCTACAAAGCCGAATCTCATGGGTTAGTAGCGGTTGGAGCGGTTCGCCGTGCCGGTAAAGATATTGCCCATCTTGCCGTAGCTGCCCACGATGGCCTCGTCGCAGAAAGCCTCTTTCGCCTTCACGTTGAACGAGGCAATGTCGGCCTTATAGATCGCGGCCTGTTTCAGGACCAGTTGGAGCTTGGTCATGTCGCACGGGAATTCCGCCGCCAGATCAACCGCCAGGTTGTAGCGGATCGCGCGTGCATATCCCGGCGGGAAGCTGAATTGCGAAGTGAGATCTGGGAAAAGCGTCAGCAGCGCCCACGGATAGAGCACGACCGGATTAGCCTGAGTCGGAACCGGCCAGAACGAGAGATTCATGTCGGGGAAATTTTCCTCGACGTAGCAGACCTGAGGGAGTAAAGACGGCGTGGATTTATTCGCAATCCCCTGCCACTTCACGTCGTCGTACATATCCATCGGCAACTCGACCGGAGTCTGCTGCGAGGCCGAGTACATGATGGAGACTCTTTCAAGTCGCGCCGGACGCGAAAGCAGGAAATCCTCGTTATTGTTCTGGTTGCCCAGGCTGTAGGTTTGCTGGCTTGCCTTGAGCATGAGCGTGGCTTGATTCTGGTCGAGCGTCACTCGCTGCACCACAAAGACCATGATCCGCTGGGCGCTCCAAGCATCCAGCAGATCATTGAGCACCATCTGGCAGTCCTTCAGTTCGTCGCCCGAAAGATTCAGGCCAGAACGCAAAGACCCGACCAGCCGCAAGGCCGACTTAATGAAGTCGCTTGCGGAGCGCTGGAGAATGTTGCTGGGAACTAAGACTGGCATCTGAGATGCTCCGGCCAGTTGCTTTCAATCGCCCGAAATAAGGGCATGATCCCGCAGTCGGTCAGCGCCAGGATCCCGCCTTCGAGCAGCAAGGCGTCATAGCGGTAATCCGGATCGCGGGACAGGATCTTGTGCTTCTTGCCGAGAAAGCCCGAGGACGAGCGATGGCAGACGATCAGGGGCACGGAGTTCGATTTCGCGGCGGTGGTGAGAATGTTTCCGAAGGCCTCAGCGTTCCGTTCTTCATACCGGGCGGGCGTCTCAGCCTTTTCCTCGAAGGCGCGCAGATCCGTGAGCGCATGGAGCACAGGGATATGCAGCGAATCCGCCACAATTGCCAAAGTCTGCTCGGCGCGCGGCAGATCCGAGGAAATTCCCCAGTCGGGCTTGGGCGCTCCCTCGCGGATGAACTGCTCCAAGAAATCCGCGCCCGCCTGAGCCTCGCCCCAACCCTCCCGGCTCAACCCGATGGGCTTCCATCCCTCCGGGGCGGGGGAGATGGCGGTCGAGCCGTGCCGCATGACGTAGCCGACAATCCGGGCCAAAGGCCTAGCCGTTTTCCTTCAGCCACTGCTGTTCTTCGGCCTTGTTATTGACGACTGAGGCCGTCATTGCCCGGTCCCATTCCGTCATGGCGTTCTGGAAGTTCGCCAGGGCGATGTCTCCCGGAACCGCCACCCCATTGACCGTCAGGAAATCGGCCTGTTTCGGCTGGGGATACTTGCCCAGCATCTTCGGGTATTCCTGGTGCTTGTAGGGCTTGGGGATGTAGGAGCCGTGTTTCCCTGCGGTGGGAACGTATTCGTGCGAGCCGCGCCGAATCTGTTCCTGTTTGGCCGGGTCATCCATGTTGAAGTTGCCGCCGTTTGCCATTGCGTTCTCCTCTGGGAGTTGAGTGCTGAAACTAGGGTGTAACTACAGGCCGAGAACTACTCGGCTGCTTTTTCGCCGCTGTTTTCTTCCTGCTCTTCCGGCTTAGGCGCTGTAGCGGGCTGATAGCCCTCTTCGCGCGAGTGAGTGTGAGGTCCACGCACTACCTGTTCGTGCGCGTCATACGGAGTCGGGACGATCTTGTCGGTTCCGTCTAGATTTGCCATGGGAATTTCCTTTTTCTGAGAATTTGGGTGGGCGCTGATGTCGCTCAGCGCCCGAAGCGGAGGAGGGATTACGTGAGTGCAGACGGTACGAACTTCTGCAGGCTCGCCGACCAGGTGAAGGTGAAGCTATGCCCCGCCGTCCCGGTTCCGGCGGTCATGATGTTGCCCGCCGCCGTCCAGGTCCAGGTAGAGCCCGCCGCCGAGATAATCGTGAAGGTGCAGGCTCCGGTCGCCGTGGCGTTGCAACCAACCGGGACAGTAAATCCGGTGATCGCACCCGCGCCGCTCACGATGAAGTACGGCCCGCTCGGGGTGATCGTCCCCGCCGCCGCCGGTACCGTGGCTGTCTGGGCGGTGAAATCCAGGGCCAGCGGATTGTTGAACCCCGCGACCCAGGTATTGGTCACCGAGGAGCACAGCCACTGAGCGCCTGTCAGCACGTTCACCCATGGCGTGGTTGGCGTATTTGCAGCCGTGCAAGTCCCACCGATCGGCGGGTCCTGCTGAAACAGCCCGGAAGGAACCGGATTCCCGCCCTGGGCCAGCGTCACCGCATAGTTCGGGCCATAGAGCACCATGTCCCCCGAAGGATGCGGGGCGGCCTGGGTGCCCAGATAGCCGCGATTCACCGTGAGCACGCAAGAACTCGTGTTCACCGTGAAAACGCCCATCGCTTCCCGGCCCACGTAAATGATCGACGAGGGAGTTCCGGGAAGGATTGGCGCCGCAATGCCCGTGCAGGACGCCAGCGTTACGGATTGAGAGATGGTCGGCGAAGTTCCCGAATAGCCGGAAGGCCCGGAAACTGCCGCGGAGAGCGTGGTTTGGGTAAGTGCAGTCTGACCGACCGCAAACGAAGCCAAACCCGCCAGGAAAACGAGAAGCGAAGCGATTTTCGTGAAGCGAGTCATAACGATGGGTTTCTCTTTTCTTTGGGAATTTGACTTTCGGGTTAGCTGGCGATCCGGACTGCTCCCTGGCCGTACATGGTGAGCCATCCGCCCAGAACGTCCAGCCTCATCAGCAAGCGGTCGGTATTGATGTCCGGCATCGCCCACATGCGAATGGCGAGGCCCAATTCCTTGTCCGCCGCCATCTCCATGATGTGCTGGTTGTCGTACATCTCCAGGTCTGCGCAGCCGAAGGTGAAGGCTTCCGGATGGAAGGCCACGCCGCGGTAGCTCTGCACTGCTGAAGCGCCCGACACGGTGATCGCCGCATTATTCGCCGGAGAGACATCCACCGTCTGGTAAGGACCAGCCACGGTGATTCCGTCGCCGTCCACGCAGGCAATGGGAATCGTCGCCACGCCGCCGCCGTTCGACGTAACCGCCGCCGTGACCACGAAAGTCCGCAGATCGCCGGTAGACTGCCGTGTTAGCGGGTTGATCCGGTGGACGCCCGCGAAGGTGATGATGTCGCCCGCGTTGAGGACGTTGGTGGAAGCCGTCCAGCCCGAGCTCGTGATTGAGCTTCCGGTCTGCCCGGCGCTATTGACGACGGGCACTCCGCCCTGCGTTCCGGTGGTGAAGGTCGGAGCGTTCTGGGTCATGAACCAATCGAATCCCAGGCCTTTCGCGACCAGGCCCTTGAAATAGTCGGCCTCGCCGCCCACTCCATCTTTCAGGTTCCGCAGGAAAGCAAACTGCGCCGTGCCGCCTCCGGTCGCCACCAGGCCCTGCAAGGCGGGAAAGATCGCGCGCTGCATGCGGGGCGAGATGTGGACCGAAAGCCCTTCTACGTCATCGACCGGGAAGCCTTCGTCGGCCAGGATCTGCAAAGCGTTGAGGTAGGTGTCCGGGGTATTCGGGACGGTTCCCGGAGTGCCGACTTCGGCGGGCACGTTTACGAATTGCTGCAACCCGTCGTAGTCGATGTCATTGGCGAGCTGGACGATTTTGGGCTTGGTGACCCGGTTGGTGAAGTCGTCCAGGGAGAGCGAAAGGTCGGACGAGGTAAAAGCGCAGGCCTGTTGGTATTGCTTATTGAGCACCAGGGGAACCGAGCGCTCGATGTAGTCCTGTAGCTGGATGCCTTGTCCGGCGGTCGAGACGGAACGTGCGGGCTTGCGAATGTTGAGGATGTAACCGATTTTCGCGCCGGCGCGCCCGAACTTTTCATCGTAACGGCGGATGACTTTCTTGGTGAAGGAGATCGAGTTTTCAAGCACCATCAGGTTCTTGAAACTGATCTCCTGGTTGGTAAGGATCAGATTGGCCAAGGTGGAATCTCCTAGGGATTACACGCCCCGCGCTTGCGCCCTCTTGAAGGCCCTGAAGTCGCGTTTCTCGGCGGCTTCGCGCGAAGTCAGCGTGCTTGCTGTGGCCGCGGTCGAGACCGGCTTGACCGGTTCGGGAAGTCGCGGCTTGGGTTTCGGTTTCTCTCCGCTGGGCTCGGGTTTGCCGCCCTTCAGCCTGTCGGCGAGGCGGCCGATTTCCATAACGGCGGAGAGTGGAGACATTTCCGCGAGCCGGCGCGCGAAATCAGGGTGCTTCCCAAGGTAGTAAGTCACTTGGGGGCCGTTCTCCTGTTCGATCACAGCCAGATACACGCTCTCGTGGATGGGTAGCGATTGATTGACTACCTCGTCCCAGTCGTCGTGCTCGTCTTTAAAGTCGGCGACTGCGGTCTGGTAGTTTTCAAAGTGTTCTTTGAGGCGGTCCTGCTGCGCTTTCAGCGTCTCCTCGGCGGCTTCCTTAATGCGCCGGAGCTTGTAGCGGTAGTCAAACATCGCCTCTTCAAATTCCTGGTCGGTCTTGAAGTCCTCCCGCTTAGGAGTCTCGATTTTGGGCTGTACTTCGGCGGGCTTTTTGCCTTCGAGCGCCGCAAGCCGTTCGGCTAGCTTCTTGTTCTCGTCGCGCAGTTCCTTGGTGGCCTTTTCGACCGCGCGCTGGCGGCGGCTGGGCTTGGGAAGTTTTTCCAGGCGCTCTTTTTCTTTGCGCTCCTCTTCCTCTTCGGCGGCCTCTTCCGCTTTCGCCGCGAATTCCTCCTGGGCGACTTCGAAGGCCTCGTCTGTCTCGAAATCTTCCCGCTTGGGCTCCTGTGGCTCGGCGGGCGCTTCGACTTCCGGCTTCTCCGCCTCGTACCCGTGATCGGTTAGCACTTTCTCGATGGCTTCCTGTGTGGCTCCCTGACTACCAGACGACAGAATGATCCCAGATGGCATCGCTTCCTCCTTGTGTGGGTATGCGGATATTTGGGTTTGTGGTTCTAGATCTTGGGCTGCGCTGCGGGCTGCACTCCAATCGGTTGCGGTCTTGGAGTCGGCGCAGCTGGCGTTACAGGCTGCACCTTTGGTTCAACTGCGTTTGGAAGCTCGGGAGTGTCGGGAGCAGCTCCGGCTTCGGTCTCCACTGGTTCAGGAGCATGCAAATTCATTAGCCGCATTTGCAAGGCATGGAGTTGCGCATCCATGAGGGTTTGAGCGGCCGCGTCATGCGATTTCAGGCGCTGCAGCATGAGCTGCGTCCAGTTGTTCCAGAGCGCGATCCGCTCGCGGCTTTCCACGTCGAGACGCTTGGTGCGAATGGTATCCGAGGCCCGATTGAGTTCGGCCACGAGCTGGTTGTGCATTGCACTGAGGGCGGCAGTCTGCGCTTCGGCCTGCTGCAGTTTGCTCTGGAGGTCGTCGGCATCCGAGTCCTGCAGATTGGGCGGGAGCATCTTCTTGAAGCGTGCGGCCAAAACATCCGCATCCGGGAAATCGGCATTCTTTGCCCAGATGTCCCCGACCATCGGAAGCATCATTTGCGGATTCTCGGAGATGACCGCCGTCATGGCTTTGAAGGCTTCCTTGCGCGCGGTTGAGTACATCGGGCCGCTAGCCAGCGTGAGGTCGTAATTTCCCACTCCCACGTCGTAGGCTTTCTTCAGACCCAGCTGGGTATTAAGCAGCGCAAGAGCTTCCGGGGGAGCTTGGCCGTTCTCAAGCGGGCTGTGCTGCGAATTGAAGATCACCGCATGCTTTACCGAGTCGTCCGGGTTGACGATACGCTGCACGCGCGCCGAGTTGATCAGTTTCGGCCACAGGTCCAGCAGAATCTTTCCTTGCCAGACAATCGCTCGGTTCAGGTTATCGTGCCAGGTCACCGCTCCAGTGTCGGATTGCTCGCGGCGGTTCATGATGGCAAAGCCTGATTCCTGGGTGTTTCCCGCCTCTTCGCCCAGGCTGGAGCCGTACATCCCGACGACCGCCTTCATGTCGTAATCGGCCTGCTGGATCAGGGCTTGCATGGCCTGGATCGGGGCTTCGCGCCCGGCGCGCTGTGGTAGGGGCAACTGGCGGCCCTGGTCGTCATAGGCCTTGAAGAAAACATGGGAGAAGTTCTTGCGGTTCATCTGCCGGTAGTCTTCGGCATATTGGGCGTTTTGGTCCGCCACCCAGAGCGGGTCTTTCGATGACAAATCCACCTGCTCGACTGCTCTGGTCACCATGAAGTCATAAATCCGTTGCGCGTCCCGGTAATCGCGGACCATTCCTGCCCGGTAGACTTTTCCGTTGACGTTCAACCGGACGCCATTGACTTCCGGGAAAGGCAGATACATTCCAAGGTAGTCATGTCGCTTCAGAACTTGAACGGCATCGTGCTTTACACAATGCACCTTCCGGACGATGGTTTCCCGGTCGTCTACAATGCGTGCCCGCTCCTCTTTGGGAATTTCATCTTTCAGGACGGTGCTTCCGTCATCCAGCAGACACAGTGTCTTCCGCTGCAACTCCATCCACCAGTACTCCGCGACTCGCGCGCCGTCTTTCGTCACCCAGTCCGGCTCAGCATTTCCCAGTTGCGAGGGGAAATTCAGCTTCACCAGGTCGGTTTCGCCGAATTCCGCTTGGTAATCCTCTTTCGAGTAGTCGGTGACGATGTGCGCCCACAGCGGATCGGTTCCGTCGGGTCTTCGCACTGGCGAGAGATAAGCGGCCAGGGGATTCTCGATCGGCTCGATGCGCGGCTCCTGGTCGAAGGATCGCTCATGGACGTAATCCACCTTGATCCGCCAGGGACACGCCCCGATCCGCATCATCATGTCGTAGGAGTTGTCGTAGGTGACATCGGCGAAACTGACGACTTCGATGTGGCGGAGGACGCCCTGATGAATTTTAGCTGCTTCGAGATCAGCTCCTGAACCAACGGGGGAAACCAGCATTGCTGGCCGGTGCTGTCTTTCTTCTCCCGTGTATTGGCGAAGAAAGCTGGGCGCTCGATTGATGGTGAGACAGGGCTTCCCTTCAATTTCCCGGTTAGCTTTGACCGCTTCATCCCATTGTCCTGTACCGATAGAGAATCGCAGATCCTCAAGGGCCTGGCGTCTCCATTCCGACTCGGCTTCGGCGGTGATCTTGAAGCGCTTCAGGGACTTGGTGATTAAGTCCTCGTCGCCTTCGATGGACCGATTGCGCTTTTTCGATTTGGAGCTTAAAACTACGGGCATGAACTATCAGTTGGTGCCAGCGGAATTCATCTGCTGCATCTGCGGACAGCCGATCAAGCCAAACCTCGACCGGAACCTGAAGCTAGTAGAGCAACCCGTCCGGATAATCGAACTCAAAAAGAATGGCATCGAAGTGGAGAGGTTCGCGCATCCGAAATGCGCCGATGGACTCGCGGGAAAACCCTAGTCAGCTTTGGCAGGCTCGTAGAAGTCGGAGCAATATTCGTGAATCGGCGCCGGAATCTTGTCGGAGCCGTTCCATTTCACGAAGTAGTTATTCCCGCACAGGCCTTTCTCGGCGTCTTTCAGGTACTCGCAATTGGCGCACATCGACCCGCCTTCAGGCACGCGCATGCCAGCCTTGTGATCGGCGGGGTATTGGACCTTGGCTTTCTTCGTCGCTTCGCCGGAGATCATCCAGTCCGCCTCGTACTCACGTTCAATCCAGGGATACTCACGCAAGGTCCGAGAGCTTCTTTCCACCCTTGAGCAATCCTAGGGACTTGCCTTTCTTGCGGAGTTTTGCGGCAAGCGCTTTATGCCCATGCATCGCAGCGAGACCAACGGCGGCGACCGCGTGTTCCTTGTCGGGTATGGGGTAGGAGCCCGTACCGGATTTGCTCGGCACTCCTAGGTGGGACTTCGGAACTTTCTTCTTTGCCGCTTCGCTAAGAACTGCCATGGAGAATCACCCTCACGTCCGCTTCCTGGCAGAGCACGATGTTCGCGTCCCGCCCTTCATAATCCGAGTGCCACGATTCCCAGTCCGAATAGTGGCCGATGATCACGCGATCCCCGGGCTTCAAGGTGAGCGGCTTGCGCACCAGGGGATTGAGCATCCAGCTTTCGTCGTTCTTGCGCCGTTCACGCCATTTCCCAGGTCCGACCGCGAGTACGGTGCCGACTCGTGAACCGATCTCCTGGTTGCGGGCGATGTCGGGTGCAAAAATGATGCCTTCCGGCGCGCCAGGCTCGCTGTCCAACTCCACCAAGATGTGATCGCCCAGCGGCCGGATCTGGCGCGGATCAAACCAGAGTCCACCGACTTGGGTACAGTTATTGCGCCATACTTCGCGCGAAACCGACTCGCGCTTGATTTCTTCCCGCGTCTTAGGCAAGGTCGGAGAGCTTTCGCATTTTGGCGTTGTGTTTTCGGTCCATGCGCTTGCCTTTGGCCGTTTCCTTGGATCCGCGCATGGCGCCCATGTTGTTCATGGCACCGTAAACGTAGCGATCCGCCGCTTTGCCGGTTTTCCCGGCGGCGGCGGCACTTTTGCGGAGCTTGGCTTCGAGAAACGCTGGCACTTACTTCTTGCCCTTCTCCGTGTTGCACGCCCGCGAATTCCCGTAGTAGGTATTCGGCAATCCGTGGCCGATCTGTTTGTTGGGGGTTTTCTCGGTATTGATCGAGCGCGTTTCCTGCAATCCGCTTCCGACTCCGGGCTTGGCTGGTTTTCCTTTACTCATGATTCTGGCTCCTCTTGAACTTCGGCTTGCGTGGGATTGGTGGGCTCGCCCAGGCCCGCGTGCTTGGCGAGATGGGCCGTGATGTGCTCGCCGCCTTGGGATTTGCCGTTCTCGTTGAACTGGTACTCCTTCGGCTCATGTCCGAATCCGTGGTAGACGTGCCGGACCATGTGGCCGCCGCCCAATTTCGGATGGATTTCGAGATGGCTGAGAACTTTCTTCGCTTTCGCGGCCTTGGTGGATTCGGCTACCTGAATTGCCATGGGTTTTCCTTTTTGAACTTGAGAAATGCGCCGAGCCAGTCACAGCTCATATGCGTGGGCGGGTTTTCGATTGCTATCGCGGCCTCGGCCAAACGAGTGAGCTGTTCCTTCGTGATGACGTAAAACTCCGGACCTACCCCATCCATGATCCATCTCCGGAGCTGCGCTCCCATGCACTGAGCGTGGTCGTCTCGGCGCGCACTGGCTTGATTGTCTGCACGGGCAGAGCAAATGTGAGCGCGAGCGCATCGGCGTCGTCGGGCGAAGTCGAATCAAGCCCCATCTTCGAGAGCCGTTTCTTCATTACGTCTTTGGGTTCCAGTTTGATCCGCTGTCCAATGTCGGCCATGAGCATGGGCTTTTGCAGGTCGGCGGCCAGTTCTTTGTCGTTGTCAATTGCTCCGCCGTCGCGTAGCCAATCCTTCATGGTTCCCCACATCTCATCCCGCCGGAGAACATAGAAGTTGTCGCGGATGGCCTGGTCGCCGAAGTTCACGCCCATCACATTTTTCAGTCCTAGCGCTTGCAGTCCCGCGAGGATCGCGCCGGCATTTCCGCCCACCCCGGAATTATCGAGAAACATCATAGAGACGGGCTGACCATCGAACTTGGTACGCAATACGTCAGCCAGCCGCTCCCGGACGACTGCAGGATTGGCCGTAAACTCTCCACGAATCTTGATCGGTGGAATGGACCGTCCATCAAGGCCGCGCCGAAAGCGGATCACCGTGTCATCCGATCCGCCCCAGCTCAGGTCTACTCCAGCGATGATCGGCTCGTCCGGGAATGCGACGACCAGCCGGATTTGCGCATCCTGGACCAGCTTCAGGTCGATGAACTTTCCTTCACCTCCGAGCGGATACAGTCCAAGCCAGCGCACTCGGACGTGATCGCTGTTTTCGCCGTAGAGAGCAATGGATTCTTGAATTTCCTCGACGTTCACGCCCTCGACCATCCGCGAATCGATCACTTCCGCGCGCCAGCGGTTTCGCTGTGTACCATGGGTGCATTCAAAGAACATCCCGTTCGATCGCGTGCATTGCGAAAACGCGATCATCAGGATTTCGGTATCGGCGTCAGTGAACGCCCCTTCCTGGGTCTGCCAGATCGCGTCATGGATTCCTACCGCTTCGTCGTAGATGATCACCAGGCGCTTGCCGGCATTGTGGGCGCCGGCGGAGGCTTGCGGATTCTCCTCCGACCATGTGAGAAAGTCGCCGCGCCAGGTCTGCTCATGTCCGGCTTCGCGCACCTTGACGCTGGTGACGTTCACTTCAAACAGTTCGTTATTGACCGCCCGGCGAAACCACTTCGCCACCTCCGGTTGAGTTTTGGTGCGGAGCTGGTCCCCCGTGCCAGCCATGAAGATGATCTTGCAGTCTTCAAACGTCGAGAGCGCCCAGCAAGCAATCCACGCCAGCAATGCCGATTTCCCGATGCCATGCCCGGAGCTGATGGCCTTGCGGAAGGGCTTGTAGCGCGTCTCGGGATTCGAGAGATGATCGCGGATCTCGCCGAGAAATCGCTTCTGAAACTCGCGCGGACCGTTCTCCTTCGACATCTCCCCTTCGCCCCACGGGAAGGCGCACATCACAAAGCCCAGCGGATCGTGGACGAATTCCGCGAGTTCCGTCTGGATTTCGGCCAGCGGGTTAGCGACTGCGCTCATACTGTTCTTTGCGTTCCCGGACCTTGCGGACAATCTCCGCGATCGACACGTTGACGTTCATCTCAATGGGCTTGTCGTGCAGGTGGTTCACGGTGTCGACTGGCCGGCCGAGATCCCGGTCATCCAGGTATTCGAGAGCTTGCCGCAATTCCCCGGTCTTTCCGGTCTGCCGTGCTTTGGTGACTGCGAGCCCGATCAGTTCCACCCAGAGCTCCTCGGCCTTGACTTGAGCCTTGATCCGGCGGGCGACATTGGCATCGACCAGCCGCTCTGTTTTCTTTCTTCCCGCGCCTTTGCGCGATCCGCCGCGTGGCATTCCTCTACGGTCCGATTAATTCAAAACAATCAAAAGGCTGGGGCTATTCCGTAGCTCCCAGCGCGCGGTTAAACTTGGCTTCGATGACAGCGGATTGAGGGTGTAGATAGCGGCGCAGAGAATCCAAGCGCACATGGCCGCTGATTTCTTGGATCTCCTCTAGTTTCATATCGTTATCCCGCAGAAACTGGATGATCGAATGGCGCAGCGTATGTGGATGACAGAGTAGTTTCGGCAGGCCGGCCGCCTCGCCATACCGATGCACCCGCCGCTGAAAGGTGCGCGCGGATATCGGGAACATGCGGCAGCCTGACTGGGTTTTCAAAGCCTTTTCAATCAGCGCGGCGCGTACATTCAGGAGTGGATTTTGATGCTGCAATAGCAGGCGGCGGACTGGCTTCGAGCCTTTTCCGCGCTTCACTACGATGTGACTGCCGATGATGTTTTCTGGTTTCAATCCAACAGCTTCCGCGCGCCGTAGCGCGCAAATGAATGTCACGGCAAGCAGCAGCCAGTCGTCCGGAGAGTCATCCCAGGCAGCCTGCAGGAGTTGAAGGATCTGCTCGATTGAAAAGACATCCACAATTCAAAAAGAATCAAGTTTTGACCGGAAATAGCAAAAGCGGACAGCGCCCGCGCGTTAGGCCGTTGATTTCCACAAACATCCGCACGTATTATTCAGCAGCACAATGGGCCCTAAGCCGAAGGACATAACGGGTCAACGCTTCGGGAGCTTGGTAGCGCTGCGATTTTTTGATCGACGTGGCGAGCATGCGCGGTGGATATTTCGCTGCGATTGCGGTCTCGAGCTCCCAGTGTTCAAAGGCCACGTGACAGGTGGCCATGTCAGCCAATGTACCGACTGCGGGCGCAAGGTTCAGGCCAAGAAAATCACCAAACACGGGGCCTGCTGGACGATTGAATATCAGATTTACCATGCTGCAAAAGACCGTTGCGTAAATCCCAACAGTCAGCGCTACGCACAGTACGGCGGTCGCGGCATCCGCTTCGAATTCAGCAGCTTCGAGCATTTTCTTGCAGTCATGGGGAAGCGACCGAACTCCAATTTCTCACTCGACCGAATTGACAACGACGGCCCGTACTCACCGAGCAACTGTCGCTGGACAACTTGGGCCGAACAATTTAAAAGCCGGCGCCCTTGGAATTGGAAACGGAAAAAACCGGCATAGCCCCATCGCAAAGACTGGTAATCACGATCGGCTGGGGCAGGTGCGCGTAATCCGTCGCCGTTCCTTCCGCCAGAAACGCCCTCACCTTGTCGCACCAGATCCCGAAGTCCGCCTCCTGGCAGGGGCACTTGCAGACCGGCATGCTGCAGAGGTGGTGGCATCCTTCGATGCAACTTTGGCACATCAGCCGGCGGGTGGAGTGGAAGGACATTCAGAGGCTCAGCCTTTTCGTTTCGTGACTGGATCCGGACCGGAAAATCCTCGAGGATTCACGTTTCCAGGTCTCAAAGTCCATCGGCGGATAGGGGTGGCGGAGAATTCGGCAGTACCGGAGGTAGGTTTCGTAGGCCTGGCGCTCGGGGAAAAGGGATAATTGCGGACCTTGAAGATCGCGGCGAAATCGCTCAGCTAACGATACGACGTCGCCGCGGAATCTCCGCTCTGGCGATTCTCCGCGACCTCCTTTCCTCACCGAATTTACCTACAAACTCAATTCGCGCTCACCGGTGGTGGCCCGATCCTCCGCATGGCTTCTTGGATCGGTGCCAGCTTTTTCAGCTGGTGACAGAGGCACTCATCCGAACAGGTGTGATTTCCGAGCACCAGGATTGCGATGAATTCGGCCAGCTCGGGGCTCGGAGGGGTCACGTCTCGATTACCTCAAGGTCCCAGCGACGCGCCGCACACGGGGTCCACACGATGTCTTTCTCGGCGTAGTTGTCCTTGAGGATGGCTTTCTTTCCCTCGGCGAGTTGCACGGCCTGACCGGGCTCGATTTCGTGCGCGATCTCTTTCATGAGCTCATCGGCCCGCGTGTAGGCGCGCTTTCCCAGTTCTTTTGCGCGGAGGCAGCGGAGAACCTTGGCGGCGAGATCGGTTTTACTGCGTCTCATGTTGCGAAATTACCACACTTGCACATAGGAGTGTGCATAGAAAGTCAATCCCCTGACCAACTTGCGGGGAACGTGGGAGCCTGTCCGGGCTGTAAAGCCGGAGGCACGAAGATCAAACCGGGGAGTTCGAGCGGGGGAAGCTTGGCAGGGTCGTCAGGGGATGAAACTGAGGGAGGGTCGATTCGCGGGCCGAAGTAGAGCAGTTCTCGGCAGATGATTCCTTGGGCCGGATCGTCCGAATCCACCCAATTGGCGCGTCCGGCGGCGACTTCGCCTTCCACGTAGACACGGGACTTGCGAAGGATGGGACGGTCCACGGCGGGATTTGCCCGCCGGGCAAAGACAGGAATTCTCATAGGGGAGTGGCGATGGGCTACCGCTTTTCCGGGCGGGCTCCGGTCGGGCCAGAAGCGGATACGGTCAAAACTCTCTCAGAATGTACACGATTTCCGGTAGGTCACCAGAGGGAAGGGCTCAAAGTGAACAAGAGTCAGTTACCAAGGTAATCAGCCAACACGGGCCTTTTTGGGTTTGTGCTGGACGCCGAGAACCTCTTCCGCGTGAATTTTGGCGAGTCCCAATAGGATCGAGGAGTTGGTGAGGATCGCTCGCGGCCAAAGCTCATCGGCAGCACGCTTTAGGAGGGAAAAATCCTCTTCGCTCATTCGGACCGCAACCACTGTCGTGCGTTTTCCAGCCATGATTAGCACTAATGATGCACTTCGCACAGTGCAGCCCGGAAGAGGACTATTGTAACGATTGATTACTTCCGTTGGCACCGAAGTGCTATGGCCCACAAAAGGGTTAGCGTTTACTTTGTAAAGGATAGTTAAAAAGTTTTGCACAGCTCTTAAAGCAAGTGTCCCCCTCGAAAGGTTACGGCCCCGCTCGCTCGACCGCTCAATCTGAGACGGCCAACATACGCCAAGAGCAACTTTCTCTTGACGGAATACCGGCACCCCATGAAGATTTCTCCCGGCAGCCAGCCGCGCAGGATCGGGTCCAGGCCCCGTATGACCTGGACACGCTCATGCGCACTCCGGCCCTCACACAACTCAACTTTCGCGCCGCCGCCGAAGCCTGGCTGGAGACGCGGAGGCCGTATCTCGCCGAAGAAACCCTCCGCAACTATGCAATGTACATCCGCACCCTGAGTGCATTTTTCTCCGAGTTCCACTTGCAGGAAATCGACGGGGACCAGGTGCGGGCCTATCAGCGTTCACGCATGGCGAGCTGCGGGCCGGGCAATATCAACAAGGAATGCTCCGTGCTGATCCAGATGAGAAAGAGAATCGGGATACCGATCCAGGACTACCAGCCGTTGCGGACGCCGAAAGAGTCCCGCGGGCGCCGACTTACCGATGCGGAAAAGAAGGCCCTCGAAACTGCTGGCAAATACAACCGCGAGTTAGAGCCCTGCCATCTGGCCATCCAGATCGCCATCAACAGCGGAGCCGGTCACCAGGAGTTACGCTACATCCGCCTCAAGGATATTGACTTAGAAGGCCGGAATCTCTACGTACAGGAAGCAGGCGCAAAAAACCAGTACCGCATGCGCGAGGTTCCCCTGAATGAAGTTGCCTTCGCCGCCATCTGCCGGGCCATCGAGATCGCCGTAGAGCGCGGCTCCCGGAATCCTGACCATTTCCTATTCCCCCGTAGGCTGAAACGCGACTGGTGGGACCCTACGCGGCCGCAAACGTCCTTTAAAAAGGCTCGGGCAAGGATCAAAGAGATCGGCGGGATCGACAAGACGCTGCGCATCCACGACTGCCGTCATGATGCCTGCAGTAACATGCTCGAAAACCCCTCCGTAACCCCACAAACCGCGATCGACATACTGGGCCACGTCTCGGAGAAGATGCTGAAGCACTACGGCCACCTAAGCCGGGCCGCCAAACGCGCGGCTGTGGATGCCCTGTGTAAAAAGCCTGCCCAGAATGCGCAAATCCCCGCATGGTTACTGAAGAAAACGAAGTAG